GGAAGGAGATTCGATAAGTCAAGTTATAACAACGTTTGCCCCTCAAACTGGTCCATCTGGGCCTCCTGGGCCAACCGGGCCACCAGGACCGACTGGAGCGGCTGGATTACCTGGGGCACAAGGACCACCTGGAGCAAATGGAACAATTATACCACCGGGACTAATCATGATCTCTGCCGGATATTCATTGAGCCCTCCATTTGGTTGGGTAAAGTGCGATGGTTCTGCGTATGACTATGCAACTGATCCTATATTTGAACCATTATATAACACAATTGGTACTACATTCGGAAATGGCAATAATGGGTCATCATCATTTAATGTTCCGGATTTAAGACAAAAAACTGTGGTTGGTGCTACTGGTGTTGCTGGATTTGGTACTGGAGATTCAGGGGGATCTTCAAGCGTAACTGTTTCTGCCAATCAGTTACCTCTTCACCAACACGATAGTTTAAGTCAGGGTAGTGGATACACAGCATCAGACGGTGGTAATGGTAATCGAGCAAATGGCGGCGGAAGAACAGGAACTATAATTTACGATGGTTCCGGAACTGTTGCGGTGGATGGAACTACTCATCAACAACAACCTATTCCAATACTAAATCCTTACTTGGCATTAGATTACATAATTAAACTTTAAGCTTCTTCAAATCAGACAACCAAAGCTGTTTAGGAGTCGTTGATTCCATTTCAGCAATACGTGCCTTTAGTTCTGCAAGTTCCTTCTCATGTTTTGTTGCATTTGTAAGTGTCAATGAAGCAATAGGTAGATTCATCAGGTAATCATACGATTCCTTGATGAGTTCAAATTTATCCTTCTTGAGTAGAATGTCACACTCCTCGCGCGTCTTACGACGAATGTCTGGAACAGGTTTTTCCTGACACTGCTGGCGAATAAAGCGAACTACATTTTCGTGATAGGGTAGTTTGTCGTTCAATGTTTTTAGAATGTGCTCACGACGCTTTCCATAAAGTTCAAGTCGTACAGTTGCAAACTCAGATAGAATTTGATTTGGAGTATCATACTTTTGAATCACGCACTTCGAATTGAATGCATGCATGTTAGTTAGTTTGATCTTGTCGGTCAACTGCTTCTCTACTGCAGATACATCAGCACCAAGCTTGATCTTCACGAGGATATCCATATCGGTAGACGTATCCGTAAAGTCCTTGATAATTCCATCGGCAACCATCTTATCAAGTGTCTCACGGAAGTCAGCAGTCCACGTTCCAACTGGAAGTTCCGTAATTGTCATCGTATCCTTCTCAGTCTTCCAAACACCTTTGACAATATAATCATTCTTTGCATCTTTGACAATTGTACCCTTGAATCCACGATAGTACGGAACAAACTCACGCTCAAGTCCAGTTCCTTTCTCAAGCCACTCAGTAAGAGCAGATTTAAGATCAGCAGGATTGAAGGACGGGATGTTCGTGCTATATCCAGTACCAATGCCACGAGAACCGTTCACAAGTAGCATCGGCAGAACCGGTGCATACCATTCAGGTTCTACAGGCGTTCCGTCATCGTCGCGATAGACAAGACAATCTAGATCATCTGCAGGTACAAGGTTCTGAATGTAGGGCTGTAGATAGGTGTGAATATAACGGGGCGAAGCTGAATCCTTGCCACCCTGAAGACGAGTGCCAAACTGACCTTCGGGAACAAACCATGCAATATTGTTTGAACCAACAAAGTCCTGAGCCATAGCTACAATCGCTTCCGTGAGAGATGCCTCGCCGTGATGATAACCAGAATGCTCAGATACGTATCCTGCAAACTGAGCTACTCGAATTTCAGTCTTCAAGTTTCTCTTGAATGCAGAGTACAGAATCTTACGCTGAGACGTTTTGAGACCATCCATTACGTTTGGAATCGATCGTTCCAAATTGTAGTTCGAGAAGTGAATCAAATCTTTGTGTACAAACTCTTCGTATGGAACACGCTGTCCAGGATTCGCATTGATAATTTCACTACGCGAATATGTCTTGAGCCAATCTTTGCGATCATCAGCAAGTGATTTGTTGAAAGCTAGTTCAATTGACTTATCACTGGATTCGTCAGTATATGAATAGGGTACAATGTTCATAGTCTTGAAATAGTCTTTTGCTTCATCGCGAGTTGAAGTACCAAGTCCCTTGTAGTACTTGACCTTCCAACCCTTAGACGCATCAGTCTTTCGCCACTCTTCGTAATCATACTGAGTGTAGAATGACTTTACATTAGATCCCTTTGTTGCCTTTACAATTGGAGTTGCCATATAGGTAATGAAGTTCGGTACCTGAATGAGTTCGTGCCAAAGTTCGTGAAACAAATTGATAAGAAGTCCACGAATATGAGACCCATCATAATCCTGATCTGTCATGATAAGAATCTTACCGTAACGAAGTGACTTGATGTCATTATATTTCTTTCCAGACTCTAGACCCAGAATCTTCTTCAGGTTGGCAACTTCTTCTGTTTGTTCTACCTTTCGAACAGATGAATCTTTTACGTTCAGTAGTTTACCTCGCAGAGGAAAGATGCCATACGTCTTTCTCTGTTCCTGTGAGAGACCGGAAAGAGCCATAGCTTTCGCTGAATCTCCCTCTGTAAGAATCAATGTACATTCATGGCTCTTTGTAGTTCCAGCTTGCACTGCATCATCAAGTTTAGGAACGCTGATTTTGCTATGTTTCTTACCGTCAGTCTTTGAGTTTTCTTTGGTGTCTTTTACGTTCTGTTGTTCAAGTACCTTCTCAACCACGTTTAGCTTTGAGATAACCTTCTTGAGAAAGTCATCGCTTAGCTTACACGAGACTTTAGAAGTAAGCACTTCCTTGGTCTGACTGCTAAACGAAGGATTCTCTACAAAGCAGTGAATGAATACTGCAAGGGAATCGCGAACGAGCGCCGGTTTAACTTTGATTTTCTTCTTAGCCTCCAAATAATTCACAATATGAGAAACAACCTGGTTCGTAATTTCATCCACGTGCTTACCCGACCTCGTCCAAATGCCGTTCACAAAAGACACATTGAACGCCCGATCAAATGTACTATCAGCGACTGCAATCTGCCAGCCCACTTGGGGAACGTCTGTGACGATGGCTGTATCTTTCGCCAGATACCAGGAAGCGTAAGATGTAAGGTCTCGAAACTTAACTGGTGTGCCGCACCATGTAACGCGAACGTCCTTTCCGACTGTCATTGCAAGGTCAAACACGCGTCGCTGAATGACCTTGAGTAGTCCTTCGGGGATAGAAGCATCCTTCCATCCAAAACGAGCAAAGTCAGGAGTCCATTCAATTTGAACATACGGCTTTACCTTTGCTGATTTTACGGTTGGCTCTCCAATCTTAGACATGTTGTTTTCAAACGTTTGTACATACTTGAGTTCGCGAACACCATCTACAACTGTGATCTTGAGCTCCTTAGCAAAGATGTTGACAAGTTTGACTCCATAGCCATTCTTGCCACCAACTAGCTTCTTTTCCTCCTTGTCGTAGTTTGTAGATGTAAGTAGTTCTCCAAAGATCATCTGCGGAATATAAACACCATACTCAGGGTGCTTTTCTACGTCAATTGATTCACCATCATTCTTGATTGTAATCACGTTATCAGCTACTGAAATGTCAATTGCCTTCACGGGATTACTCGAGCCTTTCTGACGAAGACGTACGACGTGATCATGTGCATTCACAAGCAGTTCATCGAACAGCTTGTAAAATCCAGGATTGAAGTTTGCAATTGTCTCGGAGACAAAGCTCTCGTCTTTTACTACGAATAGTTCATCGTTTGAATTCTCAATACTGCCAATATACGTATCGGGAAGCGAGAGAATGTGCTCGCGGTGCGTGTGCTTGCGGTACTGCTTTGAAAGGTCGGCCATTCTGTGTGCTTTCCATTGATATTGGAACCATGTAAATTCGTTTTAAATATATAAATGTCTGGAACACTTGAACCTGTTCCGAAAGGACTGATGACACCTAAAGAACAGATTAGAGGGTATAAGAAACCAGCATCAACAGAGTATTCTGCTGCATCGGTAGTTAGAGACCTATCGCCCGTTAAAAATGTAAAGGAGGCTGCAGAAATACAGTCTATGCAGGAAAAATTTGATAAAGGTTTACTCGTTGCATCTCGTGGTGGTAAGTCACGTCGTCGTAAGTCCAAGAAGTCAAAGAAGACTAAACGTCGCAGCCGTAAGTAAAAATATACTTAACTATATAAATGGACGTAGTTATAGTGTGTGTGATCATCGGCGTGGTACTAAGCGCAGTTCTTTCCGCTGTATTTGGCGTATATAGCAAGGCTACAGCTACTCCGTATATCCGAACTCTATTCGGCATGTCATCAATTGATCTAATTTCAGGAGTAACACTGGCAGTAATTATTGCAGCATTCTTCCTTCTAGCTGTTGTGTCTGGTCTCATTCGTGATCTAACGTATCCGATGAAGAGTCCTGTAAAGTTCACGGTTGAGGTGCTACTAATGGGGTTCTTACCTGCCCTTGTATTCCTACTCATGGCTGTTTTCCGAGGCTATCCGATAGATACTCACGTTCTTGAAGAATTTGCCCTTCTGTTAACCAAGTTTAGTGTCTTACACGTTCTATTACAGTTTAGTGGATTCTATAGCTTCGTATTCCCTCCTAAATAAGCTATAGTAAATGCTTTGTTGTAAGTAAAAATGCAGTGTCAGAATCATCCCATAATTCATGATCTTTGAGACGTTGAACCTTTTCATTGGTCTTTGTTAAGTAATTACAATGAACCATTTTTGCCTTAGAAGTCTTACCTTGATTAAAGTATATTTCACCATTGGGATATTCTTCAGTCGATAGCTTAACTACTGTAACCCCAGGTATTTGCGGGTATACACGATTGAACGCGTGTTGATCGTTTGCACTTTTATTCGTAGACGCAGACAACCATTGAATCGATTTTTGTATAACGGAGTTTGCAAAATAACCACTTCTCGCAAGAAAGAATCCGGTACATGCACCCCATAAATCATCTTGCATCACGAATGTGCCATGTTTTGACGAAATGTTATGTAGACAATTCTCGAAAAATACAATGTCATTATCAACCCAGAGTATTTCACGATCAAGGCCCATATTCATTTTAATCACTTCAAGTTTCTTTAACGTTATTGAATTAAACTGTAAACTTCCATATGTAGCGGCTTCTTTTTGACTATCTAGTATATAACAATGAAATAGATTCATAGGAATACCAACTTTCATAGCAGAATTAAGCATATTTTTCATCATTGGCAATTGTGCATCGTTTGTCATACAGACAATACGCATTTGTTTACAGAATACACGATTTAATAAACTAAATGGTTGGTCGCAAGACAAAGGTTGTAAAGTCAGATGTAGCTGTTGATGAAGCTCCTGTTATTTTTCGATTAAAAGTTAATGAAGATACACTTGAACAGGTTATTCCAATTGGTGAGGTAGTTTCATATTCAGACATTCTAACATCGGTTGAAACATCCAAAGTATCGGAGCGATTTAACACGGATGTTCTAAAGAAAATTCTCGAAAATGTTGTAACTGAATCATATTCTGAACATACAGTATGTTTTTGGTGTTGCAATTCATTTGGTTGGGTATCTACAGTTCTTCCAATTTCATATGATATTTACAAAAATAAATATGCATGTGAAGGGCATTTTTGTTCACCAGAATGCGCACTAGCCCATTTGTATGCTGATGCAACTGTTCCTGATTCGGTTCGATGGAACCGTCATGCACTTCTTTATAACCTATATCGTGAGCTATACACCGAACGTGATTTATCGCCCGCTCCAGCTAGAACTATCTTGAGAATGTTTGGTGGGCCATTGGATATTCAACAGTTTCGTGAATATACAAGTGGTAGCAATGATATTGTAATGTGTGAACTTCCTCCGATCCGAATGCTCTTCCCATCGATGAATGTTCAGGGACCTCTGCGTGATATTAAACGTTATGTATCGCTATCTACAGATGCAGTAGAGAAAGCGTCAGAGCATCTGCGTCTTAAACGTTCAAAGACTGTTAATACTAGTATCCCTACGTTGGATATGTGTATTACTAAGACGTAGGTTCTTCATTTTTTTCAGGGATCATTACGAGAGCAACGTGTTCAGGTTGAACATCTTGTTTGATAGAAATAAGTTTGGAGCTACTTTTCATACGACTAACTACGCCCGAACTTGCAAGAGCTGCTAGATCATTTTTAATAAGCTGACTCGTGTCGAGCTTAGGAGGAGATGAACGCCGACGACTTACTTCCTTTTCAACTTCTTCACGAACTTTAGGTTCAATTAGCTTTTTAATTGCTTCCACACGTTTCACCTCTGTAGTCTTCTTTACCATAGCTTCTGCTTTGGCAGTAAGTTCTACTAGATTGTCTTCTGTGCTATCATAAATTTTTGTTGTTTCGAGATTATTACAAACTTCGGGCTTTGATATCTTTACATTCTTGAATGTATTTTCAAATGCCGCAATCACACTTTCAGGGATTGTAGGAGATGACTCAATAAGACGATCTAATTCAGAACGACATACGAGTAAGAAATCCATACAGTTTTCTCTCTGAACACGAGGAAGTGCTAGTTCTACGGAAATCTTACGTTGTAGTTTCCCCCACGAGATACCAACTGAACGATGGGCTTCCATACCTTGGGCATATTGAAGGAAGTTCGCAACTGTTGTTACCATACCTGCAATAAGGGAGACACCACCTACGCCAAGTTGAGCGATTGGTTGTAGATTAGGAGGAAATATAGACGACATACCAAAATTAGCTGTTCCAGTTAGAGTCGAAAGAATAATAACTGGAATTGTAAGAGCCATATTGTAACCTCTATATTTCTTCTCAGTACGATCGTGTAGCCAGCGATAGCATGCAGCCTTGTCAGACCATTCTGCTAACAACTCTTCTTCACTATCACCCCATCCACCACCAGGAAGAGGTACAGTTGGTTTTTTTAAATCGGTTGCAGGAAGAGGGTGTGCCATTATTTAGATACAGGAATCATTAAAATACAAACAGAATGGAGTTTTTTGCGAAAAAACCAGAACTAGTTGTAGAAATCGTACAAGCGAAAAAAGCAATAATTACATGTGATCATGTTCTTCAAAAAAATACTACACCGAATTCTTTGAGAATGGATGCGATCATTCATCACGTGACAACAATTCCTGCAATTAAAAATCTTCTTTGCGTTTCGCAACATGATTATCTTCCACACGTATTCGAAGCTGTTCAAGTTGAGACCGATGTTTACTTTCAGCTTACGGAATTGAAACACAAAGATGGCCAGTTAGAAACAATCAAATTTGAACTTTTTTCATATGATCACGAGGTTCAATTTTTACAGGCATTTATTGATCGCTGCAATACCGATTTTGCTAGAAAAATGGCAAATAAACTTGGAACATCTCTTTATTACTTTGATATGATAACGCAGAACAAATCGAAGAAGACGATGCAGAATACTCTACCGAATACCCATCTACTGTATACTAAACATCAATTCCATACAACTCGTTCATTTGATAATGTATTCTTTGAACAACGTGATAAAGTTCGCAATCATGTTCAATTTTTTCTGACTCGCAAGGATTGGTATGAGAAGAAAGGTATCCCGTACACACTTGGATTTATGTTTCACGGAGATCCGGGTTGTGGAAAAACGTCTACAATTAAGGCGATTGCAAATACAGCTCATCGTCATATTTTGAACATTCATCTATCCGAAATGAAATCAAAGTCACAGCTTCGTCATCTTTTCTTTAATGACGAAATTCATGTCTATAATGGAACAGTGACAGAACGATTTATCATTCCAGTTCACGAGCGACTCTATGTAATTGAAGATATTGATGCAATGGGTGATGCTGTTCTTAAACGTGAATGGAAGAAACCTGTTCCTGTTGAGAAACCTAAAGAGAAAGTTGGCGATGCGTGGATGGACAACAAGGAACATGATGATGAAATCAAAGATCCGATTGATCTTTCATTTCTACTCAATTTGCTCGATGGAACATTGGAAGCATCAGGTCGTATTCTTGCTATTTCATCTAACTTCCCTGAAAGAATCGATCGTGCACTGATTCGTCCGGGTCGAATTGATATGATTGTCCATTTCAAGAAGTGTAACCGCCAAATTCTTCGTGAAATGGTAACCAGTTTTTACGATAAGGATCATGACGACTGGACTACCGAAGATCTTGATTATAAATGGAGTCCTGCCGAAGTAAATCAAATTCTATTCCGAAACTTTGCAAATCATGATGAAGCTATTGAAGAACTAAAGACTCTAAAATCTGAAGATTTATATGGATTTACATCTGAGTAATAGCAGTTGCAAGTTTATAAATATTTTGAATATACCCCCAAACTCCTTCTTTAGACTTAGGTGACATGGATTCAATATACTTCTTTAGTTTACCAAAAACATTCATATCGCCAACTTCATTCTCATATTCTGCAAATGAATACTGCATGAAGAAACCTTCATCCTTATTCATGATCTTTTCGGAGAACGGATTTGTAGCATCATAAATATTTTTAACAACCATAGAAGGATTTGTCATTTTTGCAAGTTTAACGGTATTCATGAAGAGTGGAAAATCGGGATCATCTGGATACATTGAGATAAGCTCGTTTGTAAAAACTCGGAGCTGTTCAAAAAGTGCCGTCATTAGAACGGTCTTAGTTGCCATGTATTATATTACTTGCGCGTGACTCCTGAAAATTCACTTTTACGCTGGTCCTCCATCATTTTCATACGGGCCTTTACGTCTTCATTTGATCCAGCTTTCTCCTTTGAAATTGTATTCTGTGATGTAGGTTCAGGAGGACCGGCTGCCGAACCACCGCCCAAGAAGGTATACAAACTTCCACCTTCACCTGAAAAACTTGAAGGAGCATCCCAAGATGAGTATGCCTCGGTTAGACGACCTGATCCTTCAAACCCCCATGCATTAAGATCACCAACCGTTGTCTGAGCTGATGCAGGACTTGTATCATTCTTTGCAGGAAGTTCTTTGCGAGCATTCGTGGGCTTGGCGATATATCCATAAATATCCTTTCCCACAACAACATCTTTGGTCTCCGGATTATAGAGTGTAGGCACCGCCTTTAGGAAAGCAGGAATTTGATTTCGCTGCATGGTATCGACAAGAACAAACTTATAAAGACTAACCTTATTAAGGGCCTTTAGCGTCTCAATTACCTGCTTTGAGTTCGGACACTTATCGCTGTAGAATAAGTATGGTTGGGACATGTCGTTATGACTTTTCAGGAAAAAAACGGATCAAACAATAACGAAATGTCAGAAGATCAAATGGCGTCGATCGAAAATCTTAAAACTGGCAACCGTGGGTTTGAGCTTTCTTGCGATTTTGTGAATTTTCCAATCTCATTTGTGAATGGACTTCGCCGCATTCTACTTGCAAACATTCCAACTGTAGCGATCCAAAATGTTGAAATTGTTACTAATACTACTCAGCTACCCCACGAAATGCTCAAGCATCGTGTAGAGATGCTGCCTATTAATGTTCTACCGTCAGATGCTGCTACGATCAAGGATGCAAAGATTGAACTACGTATTCTACCATCGCAGGACGAGAAGACACGAACAATTACGACCGATGACTTTGTAGTACAGTCTGGTCGTGAGGGAATTCTTATGAAAGACAGAGACATCAATGAACCAATGCTATTTCTTCGTGTTCGCAAGGGAGAAGAAGTACATCTAAAAGCTACGCTAGGAGTTCTAACCGAGACAAAGCATGTAGGACAACTTTGTAATGTAAGTACGTGGTGGAAAGTGGACCCCGAAAAGGCCAAAGCTGCTCGTAAAGCATACGAAGATGCCGGTAATGATGTTCGTGAATTTGATAACTTTCTTGTTCAAAAGTACTTCTATACAAACGAGAAAGATGAACCGTATCAGATCTGTCTTGCTATTGAAAGTATTGGAGTTATGAGTGCTAAGGATGCTCTTCGTATTGCTGTAGAGGTTTTGCGTAAGAAGGTAAATGATTATGCAAAAGAAGCACTTGAGAATATCCGTCGTGAACAAGATAAGACATTTAGTATCCTAACTAAAACTGGAGGCCACACAATTGGTGGTCTCTTTCAGCAAGTTATCTATAGTGACAAGAATACATCATATGTATCCTATGATATTGTACATCCTCTAAAGCCAGATCTAAAGATCCAGTTCTGTACCGACAAGTCACCGGAATCAGTTCTAAAACTGGCAAAGGATACGATTGAGGAATATTGTAGTCTTCTAGAAAAGGTTCTATAGAATAATAATGGCGGAGGTTATAACGTTTGATCCTCAAAGTGAATTTGAACTGCTGGATGAACCATTTGAATTCGAGGAAGAAGTTCAACGATCAGAATCTGAACGTTTTTTTACACTGGCTGATCAGTTGAATGATTATTTTCAGAAAATGCTTCCGAAAGATAAGAGTGTTACTAAATTTGAAATTAAACAGCTTGCAAAGGAGGTGAGTCGTATGGAAGAGGCATATATGAATACTGTTACCGTTACCGATGCAGAATATAAGATCGATCGCACACGTACATCATTGAATGTTCCATGGATAAAAAGCATATATGAAAAATTTGAGTATGCTTCGTATTCTTATGCGAAAGATTGGGTACCACTTCTTGCAAAAGAATCGCTGTATGTTCCCCAATACTACAATCGTATGATCACAGCATTACCTAGTCCGTATACAACTACAGGTACCGAGGGTGTTCTTCTACAAGAAGACACAACACTCGTAGATGAACACGGTGAGCATGGTATTCGTGGACTTGGAAATTATAAGCGATCAAAAACAGTTATACACGAAGATGGTACCCTTGACATAGTATTGGCGCCAATAGGAAATACAAGTGATAATCTTCGCATTAAGGGATACTTTTTAGAAAAGCGTGAACTTGAAGTCCCGAATCCTCTCGCCGATCATCCTTTTCTTGCTTCAAATGAATCAACCAAAGTAATTACAAACGAACCTCTTTTAGATATTTTTCCTACAATTCAGACCGTATTAACGCATGGTGTTCCAACAACAACTGATCCATATGGCGAAGGTTCACGATATTTAAAGATTTATGATGTAAAGCTTTCAGAAGTTCCTTGGGAATCGTGGAAACATAATTTCCCGACAGTTCATCCAATTACAGCAACACCTCCTACACTTTCTGTAAAGTTTCCAGAACAGGACACTGACACACAACCTTCTAAATCTCTGCAAGATTCCTACACAGTTTTATGGGGAGATGGTCTAGCGCCTCGCTTTTGGCTTATGAATCAAGAAGATGGTGGGCTTTTTGTTCCTAAAATGTTACTGTCCAAAGCAAACGAGCATGGCAATGTTGCTGTTCTCCCTATAGAAGCTCAGCCTCCGACTCAGTATCCTTTTTCGACTCCAGATGAATGTTACACATTTGATACATTTGAATCATTGGTAGAAGCAGGTGTATACCGTTCACCGGAATGGGCAAAGTTAAATAAGGCAATTGAAGATCGCGAAAAAGGTAAACAAGCGGATGATCCTAAAGGAACATGTGTATCTGTTGGACTTATCCATGAAGAACAGAAGAAGCTTATTTCACACGCACGAACACCGTGGAATGAAGAAATGGGACATAAGATTATAGAAGATCATATAAAGTTACTCAAAAAGTTTCAGAAGCCTGTTGTCAAAAATATACAGCATGAAAAGTTTGAACGATTTGAAAAGAAGAATACATCTGAAACACGAAAGCACGTTCTTTCTATATTGTCAGATACACAGCGTACTGAGTTAGATAAAGCACTTGACATAGAAAAGTTAACAATTACATTAATATTGAAAGACAGAGTATATACCGATAAAGAAGCCTTATTTGTTGTTTGTGAGCATACAGTTGCTATTCTGAAAGGCGAGTTGGAAGAAGTTCGTCTTGGGTTTTATGACGAATGGACAACCGTAATTGATGGAACAAGAAGTTGTAAGTATTGTGGAGAAGAGGTTAACAAAGATGTAGTTATAGCACAAGATGAATTTGACAGCAATGGTGCTGTACAGATTAACTACGATACACTAATCACTGACGAATTCAAAGGAGATACACAGTTCGTATCATTTGCAGGATCTCTTCGTGACATTCAAAAAATGTTTATGGCTGGTCGCACAAGTGAAGATATATTGTATCTATTATTATCTTTGCTTCAAGTGTTGCCTGAGGCTAAGCAGCTATTGCCGATCCTTCAAACAGTTCGCGAAATTGCCGAAAGTGTTCGCAGGGCCCCCAAGATACCGCAAGCAGGTAAAGATCGTGTAGAAGGTATTCTTGGTATAATTGGGTGTGTATTCTTGCTACAGACACACAATCCTTTTCTATATCCGCGTCGTGCAGTTTCTAAGCTGACCGGATATCCTCGTGACACCGATGATCCTAAAAAGGCAGATATTATGTTCTCGCTTATGACTGTTCTAAAGGCTCCATATGAATCAAATCCCAATTTGTTCAAGGGTCCTACAACTGAAATCTTTAAAGAGATTATAAATAACCCTCGCAAAGTAAAGGATGAAGCAGTACGATTGATGGCCCCGTTTATCGCCAAATTTAAAACACAGCTAGAAGAAGCTAAACTGCGATACGAAGAAACGGTTCCTACTGAGATCACTACAAAACAACTTATTGAAATGCCACTAATCCCTGTTGCGAAAACAGAATACACATCGAGTGAAGTCAAATCAAAAGAAGAGTTGCCTGCAATTTGTACAACTCCAGCTCCCCATGTTTTCTTTCAGGGAAATAAGACTGTATCGGTTTCACAGGATCTACTTAAGTTGTGGGATAAAATGCAAGTATCTGCTGCAGCAAGTGATGTAGTTGGTGTCGCAATAGTTCCTGAATCTTTCAAATTTACTGAAGCTGAAATTCGTAAGATGAAAACGGGGGGTATTCCGAAAGTATTTGCAAAAATAGATAAACTAGTTAAATTCTTAGAATCAAAAGAAGATGCTATTGCGTTTTTGACTCTATTCAATCGTCTACTTGATATTCTGTCAACTCACAAGTATGACCTGAAAGAACTAACTGAGTGGCGAACAAAGGCAGTTTATCTGAGTTCAGATAAATCATTGACAAAGGATATTGCTATTGGATTAATTTATGAGCTACTTGAAAAAGTTGGAAAAACGGCAGCTCTTGTAAAGGTTATATCAGAAGCTGTTAAAAAAGATGTTGTATTACAGATGATATTCTTAACAACCGAAGAAGCTGTTCGTGAGAATGAGGCACTTCGTACAGCCGAACGTGAATCTCTCAAGAAGAAGCTCCGCACAATGAACGACACGTCTCGTGAAATTACGAAGATGTTGTTGGACATTGGTATTGCCGATTTTCTGATCACAAATGCTGATCGCGAGTTCTTTGCTCGTCAATACGCGAATACAAAAACAGAACTTGAAGAAGCAAAAGAAGTAGACGGAGATATGCCTGAAGAGGGATACAATGACACGCGTGATTATATAGAGAATGGTGATGTTCCTCATGGAGAAAACGGTGTTGAACTACAGGTAGACTACGGTGACTATGGTGACCGTGCTGTTCGTGATTATGATGATTACGCAAATACAGGTGGTGTCATGGATGATGGCGAAGGATTTGGTAATTAAGTAAAAAATAGTTAATAGTTTCTTTTTTAGCAAGTATACCCATCAAGGACAAACTTCGCACGCTGCTCGGCCTTTGCCGCCATCTTCTCAAGCATTGCTAGCTCGGCTTCCATCTCGTTGAGAATGGCGAGAACTTCGTGCTGGATTGGGAGAGAAGGTGTATAAATCATAAAGTGTGTAAACTCTTTCTGTGTTAATCCCTTTTGACAACTGCCAGTTGCCAAGCTAAAGATTTCATCTGCTCTGAAATAAAGTTGCCAATGAAGAAACCGTTCAAGAACATCATTAGACTTTAACTTTAAAGTCCAACCATGATGATTTAGAAAGAATTTTCTATTTACCATTTGAACACATGATGCAGACATTCCATCCTTATTGATAACACAAGTAGGTTCACGATTAAAACGATCAATATGATATGAAGCTGAACCGCCACCGTATACAGGGTATTCACCAGGTTTTTCTGAAGTCTTTGTGATGTAATCACCGCATTCAATATCTACAAAATCTCCCAACTTATTCTGTTCATACCCACGTGTCCTAATTGAACGCACGACGGCTGCCATCTGAGATTTCACAGAAGCGGCTGTTGCCTTTGCTGTGGCGGCGTTGTTGTAGATAAGGTCAAGAGCAGTGACAATTTCTTGTTGGATAGAGAGAGGAGGTAGGGGAATAAGTTGATTAGAAATATCATCCCACTTACAATGTGGAATAGTTGAACCAGTTATTTTTGAAGTAGTAATATACGAGTTTAATTTTAAATAGTAATAAAGATATTTAATATCTAAAAGAGTATTTATTGGAGTAATTGTAAAGCAATCACCTGCCCAAAATTTAGTATCGTGTAACTTTACGAATCCAGCAGAAGCTCCGCTCTTACTAATTGTTATGTTAATTCCTTCAC